TGATCGCGTAGGGTGGCCTTCTCGTCGCTGTCTAGGTATGCCCCGGCAATTACATCCTGCAATGCTTCGGAGATGTCGCCCGCGTCGTTCTCAGCCTGAAGCACTACAGCACGAAGAGGCTTAGTAGGCTTGATGCCGAAGAAGTCACGGCCCATACACCAAAGCACGGCGGCCTGCATCATCAGGGACGACTTGCCCGTGCCGGACTGGCCGACGATGAGCATGGAGCCACCCTTGCAGAGCCATCGGTTAGAACCAAGGACGCAAGTCGGGTCGTCCTTGCGCTTAAAAGACATAAGGGCGTCAAAGTCCATGCGGGCAGGCCCGACCTTGACCTTACGCCCCTTGCGCTCTTCGGATAAGCGGGCATAATGTTCAAGGAGGGTATCTGGGTCGGTGGCGTTCGCAACGGCGTCTGCGGCCTGACGGAGCAGGGCGGCGCTTGTGATCAGGTCGACGTGCTCTGGTCGATACTCGCCGAAGCCTGAATCACTGACTAAGAGCGAGACGGTTGCGGCCTCCACCTTAGACTTCATCTCGCGCAGCTTCTGGCTTACGGTATGCTCGTCTGCCCGGATGCCGTCGAGGCTTAGGGACAGGGCGGCCGAATAAATGTCAACGTGGACGGGCTCGAAGAAGTCGGATGGCTTCAGTTCAGGTGGAAGGGGCAGGGCTTCGCGTAGGAGGACGCCGAGGAGGTGGCGTTCCGCGGCGACGTTATTCGGCGGGATCATGGAAGAGAGGGTTGGGGTTTGTGGGCGTGGGTGCCCGTGGTCAAGATGCTTTGCGTAGGATGCGGTCTAGGTCGGCCTTGCGGTAGTAAGGGACGCTCCGCGGGTTGCGGAGGATACGGACAGGGAGGGCCATGCCGTCGATACGGTATTGCACGCCGCGGACGGTGCGCCGGTGCTTGTGGGCATACTCGGAGAGGGTGACCCATCCCTTGGGGGCCTTGAACTTGTCGAGGGCTTCAGCTGCGGCCTTGGCGGCGGCCCAAGACTTGAACCTGGGCGACAGGCGATAGATAAAGCGGCCTCGGCGGATGGTCTTCTGCTCGGCGTAGCCTGCCTTGACGATGCGAGACAGAGGCAGAGAGACACCGGCCCGGGTCGTATAGCCTAGGAGGCGGACGACCTCCGTGGTCTTGTGCCAGCCTTCGGGAGTGTCGTCGGCGTTGATCGCGGCGACGAGGGCGTGGGCGTCGAAGCGCTTCATCGGGCCTTCGGGGTGAAGACCTTGAGGTCGGTTGTCCAGACCCAGCGGGAGCCGACGCGGTGAACGAGCCAGACCTTCCAGTCCTTGCCGTCGACCCAGCCGGCGGCGAAGCCCGACCCCCAGCGGGAGGTCGCTAGGCGGTGTGACGCGTATGCCATGGCGTCCTTCTGGCAGAGACAGCCGGCGGAGAAAGCGGCGCCGCCTTCGGCCTTGGTGAGGTTGACCTGGGCGAGCGTGTGCGTGTGTCCGTGGATCAGTGCGCCGCCTCGGTCAGCGTAGTGCTTGCCCTGCTCGGCGGTGGCGTTGAGGCCGTGGGCGTAGCCGTGGATAAAGGCGACCTGACCGAGGCGGTAGACGCCCTTCTCGGCGTGGTAGGGGAGGATGGTCTTGGCTCCGCAGCTCTTCGCGGCGGTCTTGATGCGGGCCTCTAGGTCTGCGCAGTAGTCACGCACCAGGGCGGAGCCGGAGGTATGCTGGAGGGCTTGGGCGCGGTGCTCGTGATTGCCCATCAGGTAGACGGTGGGCTTGGTGCGCTCGAGGAAGGCTTCACCGGCCTCGATGTCGGAGATGAGGGACTCGGCGCCTTCGGCATCCTGCCCGGCCCCGCGGCGCAGGGATCGGAAGTCGAAGCAGTCGCCGAGGTGGACGCGCACGGTCGGCTTGTAGTCCTTGATGAACTCGACGAGGGCCTCGACGGCGTTCTCGTCAGCCATGTCGCCGTGGTTATCACCGAAGGCTACGAAGCGGGTCGGGGTGCTCATTAGCGGACGTTGATGTAAGGGATGGGCTTGCCCGCGTCGAAGGCCGCGAGCATCTCGTCGCGGCGCTTGCGGGCGGTCTCGAGGTCGCTGGCGATGTTTTCGACGATGTCCTTGCCGCGGCGACGCAGGCGGAACCAGTAGCAGTCGCCGAGTTTCTGGAGGTGGTGGTTCGGGTTCTCGGCCTTGATGTAGGCGGGGCGGTCGTTACGCCCGGTGCGGGTATACTTCGGGCAAGCGAGCAGGAAGGCCACGCGGTCGGGGGACAGGCCGACCTTGTTCGCCCAGCGCAGCGTCTCGGGGTTCATAGTTTCCATGAGCGGGCGAGGTTGCGGCCTTCGGTCATGATCGCGTTACGCGAGGACGGCCTAAAGATGTACTCCTGGTCGAAGAGGTGGGACGCACGTATCTCGGCGATGCTGTCGAGCTCTTCGTCGTTGGCCGGGCCTACCCCGGCAGTGGCCACGTAAATGGTTCGGACCTTCCATCCCTTTTCCCATAGAATGTCCTGACATACCCGGAGCTCGTTAATGTACCTCCAGTCGGAACAGACGACCGTCTCGGGGGAGGGTTGGTCGTGGTGCTTCATGACCGGGCACCAGTTGGCGAAGTGGCGGGCGAAGACGTCCTGATCTAGGCGCCGTGCGAACTTGCCGAAGTTTACCAAGGCGTCCCGATTATCGCATTTAAACTGCTCGTTAAAAAACGAACCGTCTAGGCCAAGATAATCGAGAAAATGATTAGACGCTTCTTTGAGCGAGTCTGCCAGATTGATGTGCTCGGCGGGGCGGGTAGACCACTCGAGGATGCCGGAGGCGAGCGTGTCCTTGCCCGCCCTGGCGTAGCCTGCGATCAGGACGAGCGTCGGGGCGGCCATGGGCGTGGGTGCTTCGGTCACGGGATTAGAAGGGGACGCCTTCGGGGGGCAGCGGCTCTTCGGGGGCGGTCGGCTTCTGGGAGCCGCGCGGGTAGGTCATCTTGTACTTATACTGAGGCTTGCCCTGCCACTCGCCGTTGGCCTCGACCTCGACGCCGACGAGGATTGTCTGACCGCAGGCGGGCTCCAGGTACTGGAGGTACTCAGCGGGGGTTGCGTCGAGCCTGATCTCGTTCGTGTACTTGCCGGAGAACTTGCCGACGAGCATGGCGAGGGCCTTGCCGTATTTGCTGGAGAAGTTCTTCGACAGGCAGAAGCCCTTGTCGTCAACGAAGAACAGGCGGCAGGACGTGGTGCCGTCCTCCCACTGTTTGACCTTCTCGAACTTGGGCTTGATGAGTTTCAGTTTGTAGGTGCCGTTCGTGCTGATGGAGGTGAGCGGGACGCGGTTGTTTTCGGTGGTCATGGTATTAGGCGAAGTTGATGTTAGTCGCGGCGCTGGGCTTGGCGGCGATGTCGATGGTGGTGATCTCGGTCTGGTAGCCGGGCCAGTTGCCCGAGGCGGTGCATTCCTTATACAGGGTCAGCGCGCGCTCGAAGTCGAAGGCGGCCCCGGTCATCAGTTCAGGCCCCAGCTCATAAATTGCGTGGCAGAACGGTGGCTCTTTTTCGACCGCAATAAATCTAAAGCCAAGGACGCGACACTTGTAGGCGGACTCGACGGCGTGCCGGTAGAAGTAAGCCTGGAGGGCGTACTTGTATTTGCGGACGGACTGAAGGAAGCCGTGCGGGCTGGCATCCTCGCAAGTCTTCAGATCGTAGATGTAGCCGTCGTCGGAGATGCCGTCGATGGCGCACTTGACCAGGGTATCGCCGAGGAAGGCGGTGAACATGACTTCGGTCTTCGTCAGGACGATGCCGTTGGTCTTCATGCAGGCCATGGCGGAGTTGGCCACGGCGTCGACGAGGGCACCCTCTTCGGCGGTCAGGATGGCCTTGCCTTCGTTGGCGGTGACGAACTCGGCCCACTCGGCCTTGCCTTCCTTCGTGCGCTTGTCCACGTCCGGGGCGATGGCGTGCGTGGCGTTGTAAGCGTCCAGCCCTTCGAGGGCCAGCTTGTGGACGGCGGTGCCTACGCGGAGGGCCTTGGAGTCCTCGCGGGTGCGGGCGAGATACGCCTGGTAATGGGCGGGGGACTTGAGCAGTTCCTTCGCGCCGGATTGGTTGAGCGCTTGGATGCCGTCATAGATGACGCGTTCGGTGATGAGGTCGGGCATGGGATGGTGTGTTGGTGTTCTGGGTTGGTGGAAATTAGAGCAAGGCCATGATGGCCTCGGCCTGATCGGGGCGACGGCGCTCGATGGCGGTCAGGCACATGACGGAGCCGACGGTGAAGCGGGAGCAGGCGACCGGGCGGCTGGCGTAGGTCTTGCACTTGCCGGAGCCGGAGAGGTGCGGGCATCGGGAAGGCAGTTCGGCGAAGGTGCGGCCGACGATCATGAAGACCTCGCCGCGGGCGGCGTAGAATTCGGTCGTGGTCGGGGACGCGTCGATGGGCAGGAGGATGCTTTCACAGCACGCACCCTTGCAAAGTTCACAGGCTGTCATCTTCGGGGCTGGCTTCTTCGACCGAGGCGGAGATGCGGCGCACGTCTTCGAGGGCGGACTCGGCGGCGTTCTCCATGGCCTCGAGCGTATTCCGCAGGACGCGCAGCTGGACGACGAGGACGTGGACGCGGTCATGGAGCGGCTTGACCTGGGCGGCTTCGTCAGCGGTGTCAATGTGATCGGTGAAGACCTGGAGCTCGGTGATGGCCGAGCGGTTCAGGTCGGAGAGCGTGATGATGTCGGCGTCGTGCTGTTCATAACGTCCGGCGATGTGCTGGACGGTGGCGAGCGAGCCCGTGATGTTCTCGACGAGGCGCTTGATGTTTTCGCGGTTGGTCATGAGCGGACGGGCGTGAAGGTAAGTTCCTTTATCTCCCCATTAGGGGCAAGCGTAAAGAAGCGGACGGCGGAGCGGGACAGGGAAGGGTAGGTCTTGCGCTTCCACGCGTTGAGGTCGGTCAGGAAGTCGGCGTGTTTGCGGGCGGTGAACTCGACGTACGGGAAGCCGTCCAGAAAGAGCAGTAGGGCGTACTGCTTCGGGACGGTGGCCGCGATCCGTTCGATGCCCTTGGGGACGTCAGCCATCAGAGTTGCCCGGTCTTGGCGCGGTTCCACTTGGCGATGGTGGCGACGCAGCAGGCCTTCGAGATGGCGTCGAATTGGCAGAGCTCAGACTGCATGATGTCGTCGAGGACGCGGGCGAGTTCGTTGCCAGCATAGCGCATCTCGGAGATGGTCTTGGCCTGAGCCTCGGCGCGGGCTTCGGCAGCCGACGCGAGGTTCTGGTTGTGGAGGTGACGCATGGCGGCGTTCACCGGGTCGAAGGGGTCGAAGTCAGGCTTGCTCATTTGGTCAGGGGGCGGGGGGTGGGGGAGAAGGCATGGGCGGAAGGTGCGGAGGCCGCAGAACGGAAGCCAGAGGCCATAGGCAGGTCGTTTCCATCCGTGTCGCTGTCGACACTTATGCCGCAGGCCGTTTGGATAGACATTCTACGCACATAAGTAATTGCCCCGCCAATCTGCTGGGCGGTCAGCCCCTCGGCCTTGACGAGCAGGGTGCCGAACTCGAACCGTTCGCCGGACGCGTGGAGGAAGGCGGTCGAGACGCCGACCTTGCCCTCTTGGCTGACGAGCGTCTGGATCAGAGCGAGGTCGTGGTCGAGCAGCACCGGCTTGATGGCGTCGAGCAGCGCGTCGAGGGAGACGTACTTGGCCTTGAAGGCGGGGTTGATTTTGTTGGCCTTCACGTTGTCCAGGGCGGCGAGCGCTTGGACGAGGGAGGCGGTGGCGGAGGATGTGGGCTGTTTGCTCATGGTGGAGATTATTTGGCGGCGTCGGCCTTAGTGACTTCACCGGCCTTGATGGTGGCCTCGATGTCGGCGAGGGACATCCGGGTGTAGTCGGGGACGAAAAGGTTGTAATATGTCACGCCGTTGCGGACGGTGGGGGTCAGGAGGCGGGCGACCTTCTGATCGGGTAATACGATGTATGACGAGTCCGCGATGATGCGGTAGTCGGGAGAGGGCTTGGAGTCTTTACGCATAGGTGAAAAGGATGGCTCCATACACGATGGAGATGAATGAGAGGGTTAGGATAGTTGCGAAAATGACTTCGGTTTTATTGCCGAACTTCCTCCATTGGTAGATGGCGGAATCCCACATATGAGCCAACGTGGATAACATGAATACGCCGAAAAGAACGCACAGTGGAATGATGATGAAATATTGAGGCTTCATTAGTTGATGACGCCGCGGGTGGCGGAGTCGAAGATGAGGAGGGCGTCGGCGTTCCAGAGGGTGACGTCGACGGTGGGGAACAGTTCGGCAGCGCGGGCCTTAAGTTTGTTCTTCCACTGGGTCGTGGTGAGTTCGCCCTTCGTGCCGCAGGTGTGCGTCTTCTGCCAGATGGCCGGGCGGATGCGGTGAATCTTCCAGCCCATGGCGACGGCGGCGCCGTAGAGGACGCCGGTGTTCCACATGAGTTTGCCGATGGCGGAGCCGGGGATGTTCTTGCCGGCGAACAGCGGAGGTTCCTCAAGGTAGAGCGAGACGTCCTTGGCCTTGCAGCTGAGATCCGCGAGCAGTTGGCAGACCTCGATGTCTGACGACGGCATCTTAGCGCACTCGACAGGGTCGCCGTCTGCCGACCAGACGATGCCGCCATTTACGCCAGGGTCGATTGCCACGATGAGATGAGCCACGGCAAGACCCTTTATCGGGGCTTGGCCGAGGACAAGCGGAAAAGGTTGGCGACGCGTTCGGCGTAGTCGTTCGGGGCGAATCGCCGGGAGACGGCTCCTGACCAGCCGACATTCCAGACCAGGGCGAGTTGTTCCGGGGTCGGGTCTGGCTTGCCGATGCGCTTGAAGTTGTCGCGGATGGTGCGGAGGTGGGCGGCCGCGATCATGTCCTGGGCGGTCGGGTTGCGCCACTTGCTGAACTGGTAATGATAGTGGCCTTCCCGCTTGAGGCGCTCGTTGGCATCGTCCCAAGCGGCCTTGCCTACCTGATACATCCCACGCTCACCGGCCTTGCCCACGGCCTTGCGGTTCTGGCCGGACTCGACCATGGCGATGCATTCGAGGAGGGTGGCCTCAGCTGCGGCCGCGGCGTTGAAGCCGAGGAGCAGCAGGGCGACGATGGAGAAGGGGCGCATGGGCTTATGCACTGGGCTTGCCCTCCTTGGCGGCGAGCCAGTTCTGATACGACTCGTCCTTGAGCATTTCTTTACGACCAAACTCATTGAGCAGGTCTTCAGCCATCGCATCCCCAGCCTTGGTCAGCCGCTCGATGTGTGCTTTCAGCGTCTTGATGTCGTCACGGCGTAGCGTGTCGGCGTAGAGATAAGCGGTGAGGGCGTCAGGTTCAGCCTTCAGCCTCTCGACCTCAGCCTTGAGCCGGGCGTAGTCCTCGTAGGATACGAACAGGCCGTCAGGCTCGGTGTGATACTTGATGGCCGCCGTCTTTTCTCCATCGATGTGATGAACGATGGTAGCGTAGAAGTTGAATCGCTTCGGTTCGCTCATACGCGTCTCGGGACTTGTGATCCGGCGACCTCGAAGCCGTCGAGCTCGTAGGAGTAGGTGATGCCGACCCAGCCACCGGCGGCGGCGTAAGCCTGGAGCGATACCTTGACGGCGCCGTCCTCGTGCAGGGCCTCGTGGTAATGGTGCAGGAGTTTCTTCATGCGGCCGGAGGCGATGGCGGTCTTGTTACTGCAAATATCACCCGTCAGAATTCGCTCATTGATTTCATATACCTCGGAGAGCAGGGCGACCATGCCGTCGAGGTGGCGGAAACTACTCATGGGGGTGAGCGTCGGGGGTGATGGCGCCGCGGATGATACGGCTTTCCAAGTCGGCGATGACTCGCTCGTTGTGCATGGCGACGGCGTAGGCCCGGTCGTGCTTGGCGATCCAATGCTCGCGGGAGTGGGAGAGCCGGGTGACCTCGGCCTTCAGTTCGCGGTTCTCATCCATGTATCGGCCAAGGATGTTGGCCTGATTGGTGATAGTCGTGGACTGGTTGTCAGCCATCTTGCGGATGGCCACGGCGTTCTTGTGCAGCTGACGGGCGATGCTCCAGGGAAACAGCCACCAGAGGCGGGGGAGGGAGTCGGGTCGGATGATGGTCATGGGTTGGTAGGGGCGGTGGGATGGGTCAGGCATGGGAGGAATTAGCAAGGGCCGCGAAAGCGGCGGCGATGCGGGCCTTGCGG